TCACGGTTGCGTTTGCGTCTAGATAAATAGTCTGAGTTAGTACGCCGCCACCACCGCCGCCGCCGCCACTAAAACCTGCGCCGCCGCCGCCACCAGCGACCGCATAGACATCAAACAATCCGGCCTTAGTGACTGTCAGCGTGGAACTAGAAGTGAAAGTGAGAAGCGTGTAGTTGACACCGCCAACCGTGATACTCGAACTAGTGCCGCCTGTTGCGGTTCCGTAACCTATGCCACCTGCGGGAAAAAACGTGAAGGTTGACGCCGACAATGCAACCAGTGTGCCGCCTCCGTATTGCGCCAAAGCAAGTGAACCGGATGTGTTGATCGTTACGCCAGCACCAGCGGTCACTGTCGTGGTGCCTGCGCCCTTATTCGCAATGAAAATCGTGTCACCGACACCAAACACTGAATTATTTACAGTGATGGTTGTTGCGCCAGCGTTGTCCATGATGACGCGCTTGCCAACATCCCCAACCACCAGCACATAGTTGGCAGTTTGGTCATTGATTGGCAGGGTCGTGATGTTGTTTAGTTGTGCTGCTGTCAGCACCTGCCCGGCCGTGAATGGAAACGGTGTAGCCATAGATACCTCAGCCTAATACGTTCGTGTCGTCAATTAGCCCGTACACCGGGTCATCAAGGATCAGTTCATAAACAATCGTTGTGGGGCTCGTAAAGAACGTGATTACGTGGCCGCCTGACACGGTGATACGGCCCTCGATGCCCTCCACCGCCAGTTCCTCAGCAATCTCGCTGTTCAGCCCTGGTATCTGTTTTTCAATGCTGATCGTGTCACCGATATCGACGCTGGCCACGTCATCACGCTGGCTGCTGGTCAAGCGGCTGAATGTCGTAGTCAGGCTGGTGTACTGCGGCTCAGGCTCAGGCTCAAGCAGGTAAGCAGCCAGGTCATCTACCTCACCCTGGATGTGTAGCAGGCTGTTGGTGATGGATAGCGATTGTGTGAAGTATTTAGCAATGCTGGCCGAATCGGTATCGGTTGCGGTCTTGCCATCGAGCGCTTCAACATAAGCACGATTCACCACTCGATCAGCATCAAACTGGATGGTTACGTCGGTGTATGCGGCACCTGTGCCATCATCCTTGAAACTGACGACCGGAGCACTCAACGTGGTGCCAATACGGTTTTGGAACGTCAACGTGCCGTCAGCGGCCATGAACAGGCGGCCTTGTTCAGCCTGGTTGATTTGCTGCAAGTAGGCGAGCGTGTTGGTGCCTGCATCGACGTTGTATTGGCCCGTGCCACCTAATTCGACTGTGCCTGTGGCAATGTTGCGTGTGCCTGCCGGGTAATCCACTTCGGGCAGGTCAAGAACGTCTGCGACGCGGCTGCCAGACAATTCAGCAGTCGTGTTGTAATCATCAAGTTGCGTTTGAGCCAGACGGTAGAACTCATCGGCGCATTGCACATTGACGGTATCTAAATTGCCCAGGCTAAATGAGTAGTCGTAGCCGGTGACAATGCCTGTGAACAGATATGTGCCATCGCGCGACAGACGTACTTGGCGAAGTGGTGCTAAACCAGGTTCGCTATTGAGTGGGTCGTAATATGGGCTGCTAATGTCATAAGGCCCTAGGATGCCTGTTTCATCGAGCATTGTGAATGACATGGTGCCTGCACCGAATTGGTCGTCGGTTCGTTGGCGGCCGCGTTTGTATTGGATATTTGTTGCGAACTCTGTTATGTCGGCAAATTGTGTGGTGCCATCCAAGACGTAATCGGTGTTATCCAATATGCCCTGGGTCGCGTTGTCTAAGCGGAATGCGTCAACTTGAAACCCAGTGTCAAGTTCGAGCAGGTAGTCGCCAGATTGGACAATGGTTGTGGCCACTATGCCACCTGCACCTGAATCGGGCCGCTACGCCTGTTGTATTGCTTCAGCGCATTGACAATCACATCACCGAGGCCAGCATCAGCAACCTGGCTATGAATGTTGATAGTGACACTGCCCATGCCATGCGCTCGATCAAGCGGAATCACAGCTTCAGGCCCGGCTTCACCGACGACAGCCAGTGTCGGCCCGGTAACGATGCCGCCATCCGCAAGCCCTGGAATCTTGCCAATCAATCCACCGACCGCGCCAGCGACTGAACCGCCGATGTTGGCGATGCTGCCGATTGCGTCTGCTACTCGACCGGCCAATTCAAGGATGGATTTCAATGGATTGATGATGTAGTTCTTGAATGCGTCGCTCAGGAACTTCATTGCTGTGCTGACGACACCGAACTTCTTTTCAAGAATGACGAACGCGGCCACCAAAGCACCAATCGCAATGATGACGATGCCGATTGGGTTGGCGCTCATCACGAAGTTCAGCGCGGCCTGGGCAACTTTTACGACAATCAACGTGGCTTGATACACCTTCATTGCAGCGTTCACTGCCAACACTGCTGCTGACAGGCCGACGATTACGCCGATCAGGATTGTCACGATGTCTTTGTTGTCTGCCATCACCCCGGTCAGACCACTTAGCAACTTGGTGGCCCTTTCAACGATTGGCAACAGCACCTGGCCCAATTCGGCTTGCAAATCCTTGAACTGTGCAGTCAGGATGCGTTGACTGTTCGCTAAACCGTCGCTGGTGCGCTCGAAGTCGCCCTGGGCATCGGTCGTCGCCTTCATAATCAACGACTGGGTAGCCAGTGTCTTTTGCTGGGCTGTCAGTTTGTCGGTGGTGCCCTCAAGCGCTGTGTTCAACGAGTTTTCAGCCTGCTCAAGTTGCAGGGCTGTCTTGGCTGCCTCCATTGAACCTTCGCCATACTTAGCGACAGTCTCATTGTGCTTGGCCAGTGCCAGGTCGGCTTTCTGAACCGCGATATTGACTTTGTCTTGGTTGACAGTCGTAGTGACGAGGCCCAGGGCCAGTGCCTCGGCCGCTACAGCGTCGGCAGACAGCAATACGCCATATCGGCGCAGCGGCTCGCTTTCGCCTCGTAGCGCAGCTCCCAGCGCCAATACGGCATCCTGTGGGCTGGTGTTATTGAACGATGCCAGGTCTGATGCCAGGGCCGTGAAGTCGGTGCTGAATGATGCCAGTTCTTGCCCGGTCAGGCCGGCTGCTTTGCCGAACGTGCCAAAGGTTGCTGCGGCATCGAGCGCTTGTTGGCGTGTCTGTCCGAGTGATGTTGCTGCCGTGTCTGCGAACGCTTGAACTTCGCTGGCTGCTTCACCGAAAATGACGTTGGTCTTGCTGATGGTTTCGTTGAGATCGCTGGCCGCATTGACCGCTGGTACTGCGGCTGCTGCAATTCCGGCGATGGCGGCTGCAGCCGGGATGGCTGCTTTCTTGAGTGCGAATTGCGCTTTCTGGCCAGCACCCTCAAGGCTCTTGAACTCATTGATGGCTTTTTGGATGCCCTTGCTGTCAAACTCGGAGACGATAGGTAATGAGACAGCCATACGTCAATCCTACGAACCTTGATTGGAGACGAGATTACGGCCGACCTGTTTCATCACATCCTCAACGATTTGCGTCATTTGTTTTTCAACTTCGTTGCGGTTGCGCTCAAATGATGGCCATAGTGTGCGTGAACCCCGGTTGTATCGACTATTCAACACTGCAATCATTTGTGGGCCGCCGACTGTGCCAACCAATTTGCCGTGTGAACCGACGCGACTGAATTGATTGACGGTGCCGCTGCTTTTGCGGCCTGCGATATCAAACACGGTGTTGATCAAGCCCTTGAATGTGATGCTGAAGGTGCCCACGTTTTCTAGGTTGCCTCGAAACTCTTTGACTCGGCGCGTATTGATTCGAGCAGAATACATGGTTCGTGCTTTGATGCCAGTCCAGCCGCTGGCAGGCAGCATTTCGTAACCACTTTTGGTTTTCCAGCCGCCTTCCATACCAGTCATTGGTGCAAGCGTCGGCACGATTGATTGTGCTTCTTTGATCACTGGTGCGACGACTTTTTTGTAATCTTTGGTGATTTGTCGGCGCAGCGTAGGCGCAATCTTGTTGAGTTCTTTTAGTGCCTCTTTGACACCGTAAATCTCAATGCGTGTTTCAGTGGGCACGATTGGCCTTCTTTGCAATTAGTTGAACCGTCGCCAAATCCTCCTGGTCGAACGGTACATCGGGCGGCCAGTAGCCAGTCACGTACAGCAACTCCGCTAACTGTCTGCGGATGCTGCCGGTTCCGTAGGGTTTGTCTGCGCGACCTCTTGCACGTCAAATGATTCAACAGTGTTGAGCCATGCGTCGTAATCGCGCGATTCTTTTTTGGTCACGGTCAATTGGTGCCATGCCATGAACATCAAATCATCGACACCAATACCGGCTTGCAGATCGCTGACGCGACGCTTGAACTTGCGTTCCCACGCAGCGACGGTGGCAATTGTTGTCGTAACCGTGTCTGTGACCGATTCCGCTGCTGGTGTCTTGTAGGACACCTCAAGGGTCAATTTCATGCGGTCACATCTTCGACGAGGGTGCCGCCAGTGATGACGATTTCAACTTCCGACAATTCACCGAGGCTAGCGTTGACCAAATCGAGTGACTCTAGGTACCCACCCGTAATTTGGAACTCTGGGTTCGTGGCGCTGATTGCTGCGCTGGTCGGCTTGACTGCGACGTACACATTGGTGCCTACCAGGGCAGTGAGATCGACATAAGTGCCGGGCGTAGCGCTGTACTCCATGAGCAGCGTTGCCGTGACGGTCACGTTGGTCAGGCCGCCTACATACTGGCGACCTGTAACACCGAATGATGTGGCATCGAGTGATTCACGCGACTTGGTGATAACCACCGACTTGCACTGATCGGTCAGGTCTTTGATACCAGCAAGGTTCGGCCCGATGCCGAACGTGGGGGACGCCAGGTATGTGGTTGCAGTTGCCATGTAGCGAAACTCCTTTTGATGGAGGCTCGCTGCAAGCCTGTTGGCAGTCTAGTAGCCCTATGGCACTACTTTGGTGTTGATTGTCAGTTCATACGCGGCATAGTCAAGGCCGCCGTAACTGATCGTGGTTGGCCGGGCTGACGTAAGCCCAATCTTTGCTGCCCTAATCAAATCAGCCAAATCAAGCAATGTCGTCAATACTCGTTTGTCGCCAGTGCCCTGGGCGATGATTACCACGCGGTATTCCATTTCCGATTGCACATTGGTGTGCATTGTGATGCTTGGTGCTTCGACCAGCGCGCATGGTGGATTGAGTGTGCGTGGGTCATCGAATACGCGCAGCCCGGTAATCGTCTGCAACTTGGTGACCAGTTGGCTGTAGCCGTCAGCGAACATGCCAGGCATCAGGACACCTGCGGTTTATTGACACCCAGCAGACGCATGATTTGACCGAAGTTGCCTGCCACCGGGCCACCAGTAGCAAGTGGGTCAAACGATGCCAACGCTTCGACGCTGCCCTTTTCGCGGTACAGGATGGCTGCGTACTGTACGGTGCCTAGTTTGACATCAAGGCCGGGCACTGTGCTGGGGCTATCAAAATAGCCCGATTCTTGCCTGCGACGGTAGGCGAATGCGTTGGCCGCACCTACAGCCATTGTGGCAATGTCTAGGTCGGCGCTGGGGTTGGTGAATGTGTAGCCCAAATAATCTTCAAGATCGCCCAGGGCAATCCACGTGCAGGTAATCGAGTAGGTCGCATTGCCTGCGGTAACAGCTTGACGTTCTAGGTCGTCTGTGCTGAGCGCGAACAGCACCTGGTTGGTGATGATGCGGCCGAAATCGTATTGGTAATCGCCTTCGTCGCTGACACCAGTTAGGTAGTACTCGGGCAGGGCCAGAATCGTGTGGGTGCCGTTGAATGGCGAGCCCATGTTGGTGAGCGTGACGCTCTGGCCTACCTCAAAATTGATGGGTTCGAGTATCTGAACTACGGCCACGCCTTCGGTCACCTGTTTATGGGTGACAGTCAGCGTGGCCATAGTTAGTCGCCTGGAGGATGCGAACTAGATCAGACGGCTTTGCGGAACTTCTGCTCGTC